CCATACAAGGACAATAGAACACTCTGACGGCACGATTGAAGAAAGAGTATATGAATGTGTACCTTTTGGCTTTAATGTGCCAGCACAGAGCGAAACAGACGGCTCTCAATTCATTATTACGAATATTGGTTTAGTAAGTTCTAATATATTGAGGTCTGCGGACAATTCTATTGAAGACCTTATTGCCGATTGTTGGTTGGTTGTCGCAAATTATGACGGCAAGAATGCAAATTGGATTTCACTTGGCAAATACATTCTTGATATGAACCAAACCGAAACCATAGAGTCCGTTACCGCAAACCTTGTTATTAAAAATTGTTATGGTATAAATGCAGGTAAATACAGGGGCAAAAACCCAAGTGTATTTATAAATTTGAATTATAGGTAGGTGAGGCTATGCACGAAAATCAAATTATGCGTTATATGATGTCAAAACATTATAAAGAAAATGAGTATGTTTGCTGGGATTTTGTTATTGATGTTATTAAAGACATGTTCGGAATTGAATTGCCCGAATATCCTGTTACAGAAGTTCAAGCAGAATTTAAAAATCGTCTTTGTGCAAATTTTAAACATTCCGTAATCCCAGACGGCGAGCAACAAGAGGGTGATATTATCGGATTTTCATTATTTGCAAATCAACACGCAGGGGTTATAATAAATAAAGACTACTTCATTCATTTAAGACCAGAAGGGGTTGTCGTGACGGCTATAAGCGATTTGAGGAAAAATTATGTCATTTACAGACTTGAAGGATAAAATACTTTTTAAAATCTTTGCTCCGTCAACACTTTGCCACAGGGGGCTTGGTATAGAGCAACATGAGTTTAAGTTTTGGTCTGGCTTGCCTGTTTGTGTGGTCTTTTCTGACGAACCTTATGACAAAGACGGTTATTGCAAGACAGTTTATATAAATAATCAGCGTGTAAAGTGGTGGCAAATCATACCACGACACGCTTTTATAGAAGTTAGACATAAACCGACAGGGATTATCGCTACAATTATCGGTGCGGTTGCGGCGGCTTTGGGTGTTTCAACCGTTGCCGCAGGTGTAATTGTAGGTGTTGCCGCAGGTATAGCAGTTGGTGTTGTCGCAAGCGTTACTCTTGGTGTGACTTTGGGTGGCAGAGGTGGTGCTGGTGTTACAAACGGTCAAAATATGCCGACTTATTCATCAAAAAATACACCAGATTTGAGCGGTGCTAAAAATGAAGTTCAAGAAGGTGTTGTGCCGATTGCGTTTGGTCGTATTTTGCAAACATTTAACTTCGGTCAATACTGTTATCCGTTGGTTAAAAGTGGTTATGGTGGCAACCGTTATAGAACCTACTTTGTGGCTGGTTATAAAAATGCCAGATATGAGAAATTTAGACTCGGTGATGTTTTGCTTGAAAACTACCGTCAAGCGTCTTATTCTTTGCAACAGGCAAACGGTCAGAGTGGATTTATAGGTTGGGATAACGCTTTTACTTATTCTTATGAAAGAGAATTAACTTTTGATAAAACGCAAGCAGTATTTCAAACGGCAATAGCCTATTTTAACCAGCCCATTGTATCAACCTTGCTTGAACCTGCCGACCATTACACGCTAACTCAAAAATATGTTTTTCATAATGTGAATTATAATTATTGGACTAATAAAAGGTTTAGAGTTGGTATGACTCTTGTATTTGGCGGTACGGATATGACCATTACAAAGGATATAACCGTTACAAAAGATATGTTGTATCAAATTGAAGGCGAGCAAGGTTCAACAACTTATTATGCAGATGTAAATATTGAAGTGACCGCAGAAGATTTTGGCGAAGAAACAGAAGACAAGGTGGTTGAAGAATATAGATATACAACCACAGAACCAAGCGGACAAACCAGAGGCAACTCTTACGAAAACGAATTGACGGCTACTTTGGTTGATGAAACGCTGGTGTTTAGCGAAATTCAAATATATACCGTTGAAGTAGGGCAAGGTGTTGATAGTTATAGCGGTGATAGAAACGAGATTATAAGCCAATCGGTTCATGATTGCAGATTTTGTGACATGCACTTTGCTTTTCCGAAAGGGCTTTATAGGCTTAATAGAAATAGCGGAAATCGTGAAAGAACAACAATATCTTGTGAGATTACTTGGAAAAGCGTTGATGAAACTACTTGGCGACATGTTGACGATAGTATGATAGAGAGAATTTACACCAGAAATCTTGACGGTGTTATTGAAAATTTGTCGTCAAGAATAAGCCGAAATGGCGATACATTTACATTTGCTACACCTGCGGCTATTGATGACGCAGACGACAATTTTTACGAGGCAGTTGGTTTACAGTTTAAAGAGGCAGGGCAATACCAAGTCAGAGTCTTACCTGTTGTATTTGATAAAGACGACTATTTTGTCGGAAATATTTATTTGAATATTGTTACTTGGCGATTAAAAGAGGGTATTGATGTTATAAATCCAGACATTTTGCCGAATGTATCTCAAATTGCATGTACCTTTAATGCTACAACTCAATTAGACGGCGAGATTGATAAATTTTCGGCGATTTGCCGACCTTATATTAAAAATATCGCAACAGGTGAGCAAGAGCAAAGTAGAAATCCTGTTGATGTTATATATTACCTGCTTACAGATGAAATAAGCAACCCAGACCCTATGAGTGAAGACCAGATTGACATGGACTCTTTCTTAAAGGCTCGTCAATGGTGTGAAGAACACGAATGTAAATGTGACGGTATTATTTCGGAAGAAATTAAATATGAAAAAATTATCAACGAAATAGCAAGTAATAACCAACTTTATTTCATTCCTAACAAATGGGGCAAAGCGGTTATAAGGGTTGATACGAACGAAGACAATAGACCTATCAAAACTATGTTTAATGCAGAGAATAGTTGGGATTTGAAAATTACAAGGGTTCGTGGCAAATATGGTCGTACTTTGGCTATTAGAGGCTCTTATGTTGATGAAAACACTTGGGCTGACGCTGAAATAACAGGTTATTGGTATGACGGTGAGTGCCATTGGCAACCAGAGGCAGGGAAAGACGACACCTACTATCAACCCGAAACAAGAAATTTTAGTTATGTTAAAAACGAAAATGATGTTAAACGCAGAATTGCTTACGAATTAGAAATAATGAATGTCAAGAATGTATCTGCTACATTCAAAGTTGCAAGAGAAGTTTTAGACCTTGAAGTCCTTGACCGTGTTTTGGTTGCAGATTATACTCGTATCAATGACGGTGTAAGCGGAAACATTGAGTCTTTGCTTTATAATGACGATAAAACCGAAGTAATCGGATTTAAGACATCATCACCGTTTATTGTAACGGAAGGTATGACAATGACGATACGCTCGGTTGACACTTCGGGTGGCGGTCAAAACATTAACACATATCGCCTTAAACTAAACGAGAAAAGGGCAAGTTATATAATTCTTGAAAATCCAATAAAAGCCCATGAATGTATCGTAAGGGGTTCTGGGTTCTACAACATTGACGGTATGGATTTTTACCATTCTGGCGACTTATATATGGCTGGTACGGCTGATATATTAAGCATGGTTATAAGCAATATTGACGAAGTTGACGGCGAGCAATTTACTTCATCAATTACTTGCAGATTGTATTAAAATAGTATAGAATGATTTTAAAAGGGGGAACTCTAATATGGCTATGAATACACCAATAGGTAATATAACACAAATCACACCGATTTCTTCATTTGTGACCTTACAATCGGTTGCTCTTGACCAATATTTACTCGGTATAAATAACTTCGTGCAAGGTGACGGTTCAAAAGTTACCTTACAGAATTTAATTGCGAGCATGGTTAATACAACAAACGATAAAAACATTTTAAGTCTTGATGAAAACGGTAGATTACAAGCCATAGAGGCGGTTAATCCTTTTGGGAACGATAACGGTTGGGCGGTCGCTCCAACATTAACAGTAGATTGGACTAATAGAACCGTAAGCGGCACGGGTGGCAAGGCTTATAAAGACGGTTTTGAAATAACGGCTTTAAGCAATTTCACCAGCCCTGCCTTTCCTTCGGAAGTTGGAGCATATTATCTATATTATAACGGCACAAATCTTATATGGCAGAGTGGTTCAAAGCCAGACTCAGAATACTTAATTGCAAAAATAAGTGTTGACTCAAATGATGTCAAAATGGCGGCTGACGCTTGGGGTGTTGGCGGTGTAAATGAAACCATAAGCAATTTCTTGAATGCGGCTCTCGGCACAATAGTTTTAAGTGGCGGTGAGATTGGTAATGTTACAACAGATGTAGAAATAACCGAAGGAAACTACCTGCAACCGACTTTAACGGCTACAACGGTTGGTATGGCAGATTTTAGCAAACTTATACCTGCTTTGCCAAGCGGAAGTTACACAAGAGTTCATACGGCTAATAATCAATTAGTCTATAATACGGCTCAAAGTGGTATTGTGCCAACACATTCTGGCAATATTCCAATTATTATTGATAACGCTGGGAATGAAAATGAAATAGCGTTAGAATGTTGCACAAATGTTTGGGTTGTTGGTTTACCTCTTTTTGGTGAAGACCCTGCAAACCTGCATTATCAGTTTGTTACAGGTTCGGTTCAATATGAAGGTACAAATGACGCAAAAGCCGCAAGTCCTATGGCTGAAATTGCCATGCAGTATATAGACAATCAATACGACCGTTATGCAATTATAGCCAGATTTACAATACAAAGAACTGAAAATGGCTATATGTGTGTTGACTATGAAATTTATAATCCGTTGCAAGGCGGTGGCGGTGCTGGTGGCACAGGTATTACGGAAGTTGTATCAGACCCATTTTATTTTAGCGGTCTTGGTCTTCCGTCTTCACCCTTAACCGCAAGCCCAGCAACAGAAAGTAAATTAAAACAGGTTGTAGAAGATAAGGAAAATATTTATAAAATTTTGGAAGGTCACAAATCAGTTGACGGTAAGTTGTGGAATTTGATTGAATACCATGACGCTACCGATAAAGATAATTTGATTTTAGGCGGTGATAGCAGGTTTACATCAAATACATCTGACGCAGATTTCCACTTTGGGTTGTTGAATAGTATTGCTGGGTCAAACCAACCAGACGCTACCGCACAATTAAATGTTTACAAAGTTTTTAATAAAAGCCATTGGGATAGCCAAACTGACCCTATTTACACAACAGACGGCACTATTACAATCGCTTGTCGTAAAAAAATGCGTATTTCTCGTATTGAAATAAGAGTTTATGACACATACTTTTGCATTCCGCAAACTCATATTTGCGGTTTAAATCTTGCAGAACCACTTGTGAGAGATATAACTTTAAGCGATTTTGCAAATGCTCATTATATTGGCGGTCAAAGCATTACAAAAGAGGCAAGTTACAATCAACCGACAAATGAGCGTTGGGGTTTAAATAGACCGCATTATTTGCAACTTAATGAGCGAGATTATTACAATGTGTTCTTTATTTGTTGTGATAATTGGTGTTCTGGCGAGCAGGGCTGGAATAGAAGAATAGACGGCATAAGGATATACGGTTCTGTTGAAGAAACCGAAGACGGCGACTTGACGGCTGGTTCTGATAAACTTTTGCAAGTTCTTGGCGACTATGATGTTAAAATGAATGGCAAAGGATTTAACAAGAATGCGTTTACGGTAGTTGGTAATCCTACGATAACGAGGAATGGAATTGCAACTTTATTAAATTCAGCAGGTTCACGACAGGGTTTACGGAAAGCGGTTGAGCAGTTTGTAGGTGGTAGTGATTGGGAAGTTGGTGCAAAGGTTAAAATTACGCAACAAAGAACTGACACAATACATGAAACTTTTATTTGTCTTGCTACAAATCCTCTTGGTGTAGAAACTTCAAATGGTTTTAAGGTTGGTCTTAATGCAAGTCTTACCCGTGCTGTTGTTTTGTTAAGAAATCAAGACAATACGAGTTGGCTTATACAAAATAGTGATATTTTGTTAAATAATATTCAAATCTTAAATGTTTGGCATAAGTTCAAACTAACTTATAAAAATCAACAAATTGGTTTGTATTGTGATGATATATTATTATTTCAACAAAATCTAAATTTAGACGATTATAATTTTGCGGTTGACTTTTCTTTTGGTGTAGCAACGGCACAACAAGGTATGATAGGAGAACTTGACGAAAAAGAATGTTATGTTAAACAAAACGGCGAAACTGTCCTTGACGGCGGCATAGATTACGAACCTTGCGAATGGGTGTCGTCAAACGGCACAGTTTATAATGTATCAGACCTCATTGACCAATATGGCGAAATACCACAAGAGCGTATAGAACACGACCGTTGGATTTCTTGCTTTGGTCATAGGTGGGGTTACACCGCTCCCCAAAAAGCCGTTGATAATTACTATCCTTGTTTAGTTGACGGCACAATTACTGATGTCGGGGGTTATAGTTACTCTATGACAAACATTTGTCAACAAACTCATTATATGCCACCGCCGAGAGCAGAGGTTGGATATGATATATACAGTAGTATTTATAGACCAACTATTGCACAAAATGGTAATAACGTTTGGCAATACGAGGCGACTGATGTCTTCCCTGCTGGCGAATACTTTTTTGAAATGCAAGGCGGATATTATGAAGGCGGTTACACCGATTATAATTATCCTAATTGCTACAATATTAGAAGATTTAGAGTTGAATGCCTTGACGCAGAAGATAATGTCCTTTATAAACAAACATTTGCTTATGAGGGTGACGAATACGACATGAGTCCTTTATTTAGAACACCAAGATTTTATCTCGGCACAGAATTTAAAAAAGTTCGTGTCATTATTGCGAGCCAAGATTTTCCGAATGTCGACCGTTATGTTCCGCAAATGCAAATGTATTATAGAGATATTGAAGGCACAAATCCGTTGTCTTTTGTTATGCCTTCAACTAACTTTGATTTGAACACAAATATTGTAAGGCATGTTAAAAATAAACACTTCTTTATAACACCAACAGGTGTAAGAGTAGGTTCAAATTGTTTTGTAGAAAAGACAGACCCGTACCCTCAAATGGCTTGCGTTGGCAATCGTTGGATTAACGAAAATACCAGATTATCTTATGTTTGTAACGAAAGCGGCAAATGGGAAAGAGAGGACTTTTGTGAGATTGCTTGCATGACTCTTTGGGGTAACGAACATAAGGGTATGCGTTTAAGAACGGTTGCTAATTATGAAAACCCAATTACAAAATATGTTCAAGACTACGGAAATCTCGGTGGTAATTTAAGTTTTGATGACGAGTTGCTTGTCGGTCAATACCAAGTATTTGATACTGACCCAGACGACCCCGACTTTTATTTTGTAGCAAATCATGGTTATGATGACGATTGCAAGATTAGATTTTATTATCCAGCCAGAACTTGTTGCTTAATAAATCACCGTGCTGGCATAGCAAAGAGTAGAATTTATGAAAGCGGACAACAATATGCTCATTGGTCACAATCTCAAAACTCTGGGGCAAGAATGATTGCCTATAAAACATTTGAAACAGAGGCGGCTGGCGAGTATGTGGAAGAAAGCGAGGAAATTTAAGATGAGTGATAAATTTGAAACTGAAATTGTGGAAAATTTTGATGAATACGAGTCAATTATAGAACCTGTTGTAAAACCAGAACCAGAAAAACCAAAAGATATGACTCATATAAATTTTGGATTAAATCGTGACGGTTCTATACGCTGGGTTGAACGAAATAGTGCTGAATTTGTGGAAGTCATTGGCAAGCCAGACCTAAAAAGAAGGGTTGCAAAACTTATTGCAGATGTTGATAAACTTGCAGACGAATATCTTGACTCTGCGGTATTTTACCCTGTCAATGGTAAGTCTTATAAACCGAAATGGGCTGATACGGCAGGTACATATTGGGGTTTGTTGCAACTTGATGACACCCTAATCAAAAAAGAAATGCAATCAGTATTCCCTATGGTTATCAAAGACGCTACACAGTTGCCAGAAAACTTTGTCACAATGACGAGAGCAGAATTAGAAAATCTAATCAATTACCTTGTTTTGAAAATTCAAGAAAATTATAACGACAAAACAAGCCTTATTGGCGAGTTAAGAGAAATAGAAAAGGCACTTGAAACTTGCGTGGAATACGCAGATTTTGAGCCTTTATATGAACATTATAGAGAATTACAAGAGGCTTTTGATATGCGTGATTATGTTGACCCGAATGATGTTGAATTATCACCAGAACCAGAACCAGAGGAAATTCTTGATGAAAACGAAAATAGTGATACAATAGAAGAAAACCAAGAGATAAGCGAAAATGAAAATTAGCAAAAAAATGTTTGAAGTGTATAAATGGTTGCCATTTTGCCTTATGGTAAATTGGTTCATAGAAGTTTATCACCATGTTACACACTCGGCATTTGTTTTAATCAATCTTGGTGTCTTTTTCTTAATCATAATCCCTTTTATATTCATACATAGTATGATTATTAGACACATTTATACAAAGTGTCAAAATAAAGAAGGGGGTTATTATGAACTTTAAGATTGAGGATTTAATACACTTTTTCATTTTTGGATTTTTGGGATTGCTTGGCGGTACGGCTCGCTATTTACATACGCATAGCAAAACTTACTCTTTAAAATCTTATGCGAGCATGGTTGTGACATCAATTATGGTGGCAATCATAGTCTGCTTTATTGTTATGCAAAAGACGAATACAAGCGGTTTTCTTATATCAGTCGGGATTACATCTGGCTATCTCGGCTCACGCTTGTTTGATTTGCTTGCAGAATGGTTTTTGGGGCAAGTTGAAAAGTTTTTGAACCAAACTTTTGACGGTGAGTATCATCACGAAGACTATGAGGAAGAAACCGAAGACGAGGTTGAAAATGACGATTAGTGCGGCATTACAAGCATTTTGCAATATGTTTGAGCAAGTTGCAAAAACAAAAAATACGGCTATTGAAAAACAGTCGGAAAGTACGGTGAATAAAGCCGTTAAGCGTACAACAAAGGCTATTCAAGAGGCAAATAAAGCACTTGATATAGCCGCAAAATATGTTGACTCTATGAGCAAAGACGACAAAAAGGATTTTACAAAACATAAGAAAAGATTTGATGATAATATAGGGGGTAAATAATGTTATTTGGTGAGGCATTAGGACAAACCGCTTACAAAATCGCTCAAAAAATGGGGAATAAAAAATCCACAGGCAAATGTGCATTAGCCGTTGGTGACGCACTCTCGGCGGTTTTAGGTGAGGCGGTTGCGTCAAAATATAGGGGACATGCTTACCATTGGCTTGTGCCGTTGAAGTGTGCAACTAAAAAATATTGGGAATTTGCAGGTGTGAGTAATAATACTCATAACCTGCCTGCTGGTTCTTTGGTTGTTTGGGATAGGCAAACCGCTCACCCTTACGGACATATAGAAATTGCAGACGGTCAAGGGCATTTATGCTCTGATTTTATCCGTGACGATTGGCGACCACTTTATGTGTCAAACCCAGCCAAGATTGTGCCGCAAATCTTTAAACCTTTGACTTTTGAAGTGCCAGAACAAGACAAATTGCCGTATGATGTGGTTGTTTTGTGTGATACTTTGAATATAAGGGAAAACCCAAGTGTCGGCGGTAGCGTTGTCGGACAGGCTCACAAAGGCGAGATATTGACAGTCTGGGCTATCAAGACAACGGCTGATAGAGTTTGGGGTAAAAATAGTAAGGGATATTTTGCATTGGAATTTACAAGATGTGTTTAACGATTTACAAACCATTGACTTATAAGAGTCGTATTCAACAAATAGGCGATACCAATAAGTTTTGCCTCATAGACAATGAAGTATTTGCAACGGCTAACGGCACGGTTATAGCCCCTCGTTACCTGTTTACAGACAATATAACTTTCATAAACAATACTTTCGTTGATATTAGGGCAAGCCACATTCACGACATTGGTTGTGCATATCACAAATTGATTATCTCAAATCTTGATGAAGACGATTTGCTTGAAAGAGGCTTGCTACATTTAAACGAGAAGGCTACCGAAAGAGAGCGTAAATTTTTAAAGGCTCTCAAAGACGCTGGCAAATATGACGGCGATACAGAGGTTCTGGTTATGGTTTGCGAGGATATTCCGAAAGAATATTTGTCAACGATTGATGTATCGTTTTCGGAAAATAACCGACTCTTTAAAGAAATGCTAATCAAAACAGGTGTGCCAGCCGCAAAAGCAAATATTATGGGCGGTGCGGTATATTTAAACGCTGGCTGGGCTTTGCGAAAAGTAAGACAAATGCCAGCGATAGACGATATATTTCAAGAAATCTTAATAACCTAACCTGCTATTCACCTATTTATTCTTAATTTCGGGATTTAAAGGTTGTTACAAAAAGCAACCTTTTTTATTGCAATCGGGTTGAAAGTGTGATATAGTATTAAAGAGAGTGAAAAGAAATCATTTTTCATTTTTACGCTTAAAAATTGTAGTAAGTTATTAAATGCACTATTGCTCTGGTGCATTTTTCTTTTATTTAACGAGAGGTTATTTGCAGGTCATTTAAGAGGGGTTTTATATTTTTAGGATAAATTATACCTAACCCACAAGAAAAATCCCATAGCGGTCAATTTCGCTTGGGATTTTAAATGATTTGTGATATGGTCATGGTTTTAGGATTTGTGTGCGTTGTTTAAATTTATAACAATATTCATCATAATAAATTACACATCTGGTCTTGCCCTCGCAAGTCTTGTTTAAGTTTTCGTTTTTAGTGTAACATTGACACTCATAAATATTTTGGATTTCTTTCATTAGTACGCTACCCCCAGCCAATCAAGAACTTCACCCATACCGAGTGTGTTGATGATATAATCATACTGTTTGGGGTGCGTAATTGCAAGCATTTCAAAACGGTTAGGGTGGTCTTCAAGATGACAACCAAAACCGCAAAACATACAACCTGTGCGATTGCATTTTGTTGTAAAATATCCGTCTTTGTCATGTTGAATTGTGCCGTACACTTCGGCTATGTCTAATTTGTTTTCGTACAAATATTGTAAGACATCTTGCTCTCGCCAGAATGCCAAAGGCATTGAAGTTGGTATTTTGTTTTCAAAGCCATTACACCCTTGTTTTAAATATTGTTGGGTTCGCAATCGGCTTTCTTCTGCCATAACCCCAGAAAAAGGCACTTTACCTGTCTGTCTGTGGTATAAGTGAACAGGTGTCTTTTTCATAACAGAACAACAACGATTACCGATTTTAAAAGGTGCATTCAATAAAAAAGCCCATTGTTTAAGATTGTAAGGACTCGGCTTGCCGTCTTTCGTCAACAATTTACCCATAAGTTTATCATAATGAGCCTTGTATTTCTTACCGTCTTCAATATGAATACGAGCATTAAAAACCGCCTCGCTAACTTCTTTTGAAATGACAGGAAAGCCGTATTTCTTAATAACCTCATCAAATCTCATTTTTGGTCTAATTATTGTAACATTATCAAATTTCTTCACAAATTTACGCACTTCGGGGTATTCTAACCCTGTGTCACAAAATACCGCCTCAATATTAGGGTATAGATTGCGTACAAGGTGTAAAAGAACCGTGCTATCCTTACCGCCCGAAAAGGATATGTAGCATTTATCTTCGCCGAAATGGTCAACCCATTGGTGTATTCTCTTTTCGGAAAATCTTATTTTATCTTTTAAGGTCATACCTTGACGCATTTTAAGAACCATGAAGTCCATATTACAACCTCTTACTTCCCAACATAACTTCTGCAAATTTGCGACCGTCTTCGTCTTCTGTTGTAATTACACCAGCAATTTTGTATTTTTTAGACAAATCTTTCATATCGCATTCTTTGTAATATTCCGTACCAGAGCAATAGAGTTCGCCTTTTAAATCCCATTCATTCAAAATTCTTGCGGTTGGTATGCGTAATCTTTCATTTCTATTGCTTACATAAATCATTTTATAACCCATACCTTGCCAGAGTCGGCATTTTAAGATTTGACTTGCTATAACCGTTTGCTCTGATACATGAGCAACCATATATTTAAGGCAGTCCTTACGGTCTTCTGGGCGATTATCGTACCATATTTTCTCTCGTTGTTTGATTGGTTCAATATCAACCAGAGAGTCAAAATCAACAAGTACAATCCGATTAGCCCTATATCTGTTTAGAAAACAACCGACCACGACCAATATGCCAAAAGTAATTGCCAACGATTGAGCCACAACAAAAATGAAGGCTATAAAATTATTAAACATTTCTATTAACATACTCAATTTTACCCCCTTTGAACTCAAAGAATTTTCTAACCGCTTTGAGTGCGTCTTCCGTTGTATATGTGCCATTGTTGCCGACCCCGACATAAAAGTCGCAGTCCTTTTGATTTTCCTTTTTAAAAGCAGGTTTATGGTTGCTAAATCTTACCCTAAAAGGCTTTAACGGTTGCATATTATCACGAACCGTGATGTATTTACTGTAAGTTTTCTTTGCCTCATACAAAGAGAGTGAAAAGCCCTCACCAATCAATGTTTCACAAAAAGCAATCCATTTTTGCTTTCCAAACTCTTTGCTTACTCTCGTTTTAAGATATTCAAGAGTCAGAGGCAAATCCCTCGCTCTCGTTTCCCAAAATTCTTTCGGCTTATAACTATACTTTTTATTCTTCATTAGTCCAACTTTCAAATTTTGACCAAACCTTTTTGCCAGCCTTTTGAACCGTCTGTATATCCTGTTTTACTTGGGCTTGGTCTTCTTTTGTTCCGATATTATGAAATCCCCAACTTATAATAGCCGCCATGCCCAAAATGAATAATACCAACATAACAGGTGGTAAAATTATACAAGCCGCATACATTAAACCTTCTTTAAATTTTTCCATTTTTCTTTTCCCTTCCTTTTTCATTCTGCATTCTGTAACCGTGCAAGCAGGGCAAAAACAACTTGGTTTATCGGGTCTGCTTACCCTTGCCCCAATACTGATATTCATGACTCTCTGCCTCTCTGCATTTTTCACAATTAAAATTAGTTCCGCAAATGCTACATTTGCCGCCACCAGCCTTTGCCGTTTCGTATGACCTTTTATGCAAATCTGCCGCATACTTTTCACGCAAAGCCTTGATTTCTTCTGCTGGGTATTCTCTCTTTTCGCCAGCATTCATCATTCCTATACCGTCACCGCAAGGTACGCAAACATACTCACAATATGGCAAGCAAAATGACCATAGCATAGGTTCGCCACAATGAGGGCAAACAGGGGCTTTAATGATTTCTTTGTTATCTTTTTTAGTTAAAATTTCCATAGTATTTCTTCCTTATCGTAATCTTTAATCCATTCTGCATTTATCGCCCTGTCTATGTCAACTTGGTCTGCGTAATTTTCCTTGAAGACCTTTTGAACATCATTAAGACCGTTTAAATATTTTGGTCTTAAATCAACAAATTTCGGAAATAGGTCTTGGGCTACTTCGGTTGCGTGGTCGCCAGCCGTGTCGTTATCCATTAAAATACCCATTTCGTCAAAGCGTTTCCAATTAACCTTTTGCAAACAACCGTTTGTATTTATGCTATTTGTGCCGTTTTGAACCGTGAAAATAGCCGTATATGATAATCTTTCGGGGTCAATCATTTTGAGTAATTGATAAAGATTGTAAGCGTCTTTATAACCCTCACAAAGAATGCCGCACATTGTAAATCCGCCAAAGTCATTCCAAACCCTGCAAATTCTCGGTTCATAACCGCTTATGCGTCTAACCTTCTTTTCGCCCTCATACTCACGATATTCCGCTCCGTTATCCTCGCATTCAATCATTCTTGCTTGTGTCGGGTCTGCCCCGATAGCCGTTGACGGAAATACGAGCATATCCTTTTTCGGGTCATAGCCTATCATACACTCGGTTGCAGTTCTTGGTAATATTGTGTGTTTTTCCCACATCTTTTTCAAAATATCTCTGCGTTGCATAAGAGCCACATGACAAGACCAATAATAAACCGACAACTCATTTTGCGGTATTTCTTTAACCTTTGGCGGTTCTGGCACATCTGATACAGTCGGGGCTTTACGCTCAAACTCGTAAGATTTTGGGGTGTCGTCTTCATTCCCTTGTGCCTTTTCAAATCGTCTGCGAGCAATAATAGCCGTTACCTCTTGCCCGAAATCACACGCAAAGCATTTGAGAATGTGTTTATCAAGATTAAATTTCAGATTATCACCTGTTTTGTCGCCGTTCGGACACGCAGGACACCGCCACACCAATTCTCTGCCTTGTCTTTTATAGTTTGTGCCAAGAATTGAGATAACTTCTTCCTCTGTTATCGGGTCTGTTTCAAAATCAATGTCTATCATAATTTTACCCTTAAATATAATTGTAGTATTCTCGCAGAGTCGCAACCAGCCAAGCCGAGCAAGTGCCTCTGCTTACATAGTTTTCTAATAAAGTAAGTTTAACCCCGATTTTCCTTGCAAGTTGCGGTCTTGTAATACCTTCTCTTTTGCAAACTATTTTGATAGGGTTGTCGGGCTTTTTAAGAACATTTTTAGCCCATTCAGAGCCATTAAGTGCCTCATCAAGAGTATAATTTGCAAGTTCTTGTGTTGTTAAACCCTTTGTAAATTGCTTTGTATTAACCAAAACATTTGCCTTGTAAATCTTTAAAAACAACTCTGGCTTTCCGTCTATATTTGAAACATCATAATAATTGTCGGTAGAGTCAAGTTCAAAGAAATCCATAATCGTATAAAGATTTCCCTTTTTAATGCAACCTTTTGTGTCGTAAACAACGAAAGAATGCCAAGTTTTAGTTTGTGTATTATATCCGCCGATACAAAAGCAATAACCGATTTTCTTATTAGGGTGTTTAAACTTGTAGATGTCGTTTATAGCCCCGACCGATATTGAATGCAAAATCATATCTTTTGTGCAAGTCCAAGACGGTTCTATATATTTGCCTCTGTCTATCTCTTTTAAATCTTTAAAAGATAAAAAGGTGTATCGTATGCTCGGATTATCTCGTTTTGCCATTTTGTCTTTCCTTTTCTATAATTCCATTATATCATAATTTTACGATAGGTTTGCACAACCTTATTGAAATAGTTTAGATAGTTGCATTCCAGCATTCAAAGGTATATCTTTGGCGAGTCTTCCATAAACACCGTTTGCCATTACTTTTGTTTTAAAATCCAATAATCCTGTTGTTTTGTTTAATCTTGCAAACACCATATAATCGGTCGTACCCCAATTATATGTATGTATGCCCACCCATTTTGTCTTTTCCTGTTTTTTGAATAATTTAATTTTCATTTTTACCTTCCTTCTTAAAATTGTTCACATAGTTATCTTTGTTTATTCTGTTGATAGCATTAACGTCATAACGGATTTGCGTATTGTAGCCGTTTTTAATGCTATCGTATTTCTTGATGTATTTCTTTTCCATTTTTGAGAGTCGGGCATAGTCATCACATTCATCAACCACCGACCAAAGAAAATTCTTTAAACCAAACTCTCTCAATGCTTTGTGAAATTTATTTGTTGCGTATCGTTTAAAAGCCTCGTAAACATGGTCACGCTTTTTTTCGCAGAGAGGCTTTTTACTTTGTCCGATATAAACTTCCCCTGTGACCAGATTTTCAGCCTTATAAATTATTCCCATTGGTTTCTTCCTTTGCGGCAAATTGCGGCATTGGTAAAGCAGTTTGCCGTTTCAAAAATAATTTTTTATGTGTCAAACTTAAAATAGCGAGTACATTCCAAGCCACATGTGCCAGATGTCTATATCCGCTTTCGGGGTCAATTTCTTCCCCTTCAAGATGTGCAAATAAATGTCTTAACAAAGCGTCTGTGTATCTGCCGACACCATTTTCAACGGATTGCCAACCGTTATCGCAATACTTGTTAGCCCCGAAAGTGCCTATGCAACCAACTTCCCAGAGTGCTTTTGCAAATCCGCCCAAAACCAACCCAAGTCTAATTTTGCCGTTATCTAATTTTACACCTTTATCCGTACTCATTATTTAACCCCTCTCGCTAATAAATATTTGTGCCAACCTTTGAGATTTGCAATACGGTCGGCAACCTCTTGTCTTGAAATCCTTAACCAATCTATTTTGGTTGAACTGTTGCCCCATTGAGGATAACTACAAACAACTAAATAACAGAATTGTAGGCTATCATCAACGCAGAAATAGTGAATTATTTGCAACCAAGTAGTATCTGGTATAATCTTTCGTCTTAAATCGTAAAGCCCTGCCCCTGTGGATTTGCACTCGCAGAACCCAGCCATTCCGTTTTCCCAAGCAAGAGCGTCAAAACTACCTGCAATTCTGGGGTCTTCGTCAGAATACCAAAGCGTATGCAAGACCGTTGGTACGACCAAAGTTTGTTTTGCAATTTCGGGTAAGTTCTTGAAAATTGTTAAAATTGATGTTTCGCAATTTACCCCAAATTGAACCGCAGGGCTTTTCGCCATTTCTTCGGGCGACTTTTGGGGAAAGGGGCTTTGAACCCCTATATATTCCCTTACTGTCGTACCTGTGAGGCATGCTTTTCTTGCCTCTAACCATTCATCTTTTGTATTAAATTTAACTTTAATCATTAGTATAAACTTTCTATGCTTTTCTTTTTAGGTGTTTCCGTTTTTGTTTCAGCAGGTGGCACACTTGCCGCAGGTGGCGGTGGCGGTACGCTACCAGCCGTTTTTGGCGGTGCTACCGTTGCAGGGGGCGGTGTTACGGTTTTAGGTTGCTCCGCAGGTATTTCTTTTCCGAAAACATTTTTAGGCGGTTCAACTTTTTTCGGTTCTTCTTTTACAGGTTCTTGTTTCATTTCTTCCGTAACTTCATCATTTTGCTTTGTTTCCCCAGCCACATTGTCGTTCTTGCTATCTTGCCACGGCAGGTCAACCTTTTTATCGTCAGCAGGTTTACTCTCGTCTATGGGCTTGCTAACCGCCTCTGGTTGAATGTTTGTTGCAGGGGCAGGTGGCACAACCGTTTGAGCAGGTGGCGGTGTCATAATTGGTGCTGGTGGCACAACAGGCGGTGTTGGTATGTGTAAAGGTTCTGTATAATCAGCGTTTTCAAGAACATCAACGCTCTCTTTTGAGTTATCCTCAATTTTATACATCATCATAGCCAAGCGTCTGTTATGATATGTCATAGCCGCCCCGACTTGTTGTGCCTCACTTGCCGCCATTTTGCGTGGTATATCAAACGGACAAGATACAACTTCGGTCATTTCAAGGTTATCAAGGTCGGTTAATTCATAATAACATCTGTCTTCAACGACACTAAACTTTGAATAGAGTCTATGCTTAACTTCTTGTGCCAAGCAGAAATCTATAATTTGTTGCGGTTTGTAGTAATCATATTTTGCCCCACCGCCAGCACGACCTTTTCCAGCCTTTTCCACATCTGTTTTAGACCAAGCAACACGGATTGCGTTAATCTTCTCATAAATGTTCATTTGCTTTGTGTCAATAGGCTTTTCGTCTTCTTTCGGTTCTTCAACCTTTTTAGGTTCTGCCTTTTTCTTCGCCGTTTTAATTGGCTTTTGAGGCTCTGCCTCTTGTTTTGGTTCGTTTTTCGGTTCTTCCGCTTTCACAACAGGTGGCGGTGCAACCGTTTTCTTTTCGTCTTTTGCCATAGGTTTTGTTTCCTTTTCTTCTTTTGTATCATCAATAATAATGCCATTTTCTATGAACAGTTGCATTAAAGAGTCGTCTTGAATAACATTTGCAACAAATTCACTATTAGCCATACTTGCCTTATCCGCAGGTAAAATATGCTCACACATATTGGTTTTCTTGTAATAATATTGTATTTTGCCCTCATCAATTTCTCTTGCTAAAACAATACCCATTGTGCCGAAATTGTTTTTATAAACATCACCAACATAAAGAGGCTCATGCTTATAAGTTTGACCTGTTTGGCATTCATAAAGTCTTTCAATATCGCTTTTCTTCATATTTCTACTCCATTACTTCAACATCAAATTCAACACCAAGACCGTCTAAAAATCCTTGCAAAGCCTTAACTTTTGATTTCGGTAATTGCTTGATTTTAATGCAAATATCCAACTTCTTTTCAAAAGATGTTGATTGTTCTTGGCTGGACTCTGCGGCTATCATAGCACTAATTTCAGCCTCACTCTTAAATCTGTCTTGATAGGTTTTAATTGCCTGTGTAAGATTTAAACCGTTTTCAAGGTAAATCAGTAAAATAGCCTCTGGGTCGTCTGTGTTCGTTTTGATGAAGTTTATATCATTGTCTTTGGACTCAATAAATTCAGTCATTTGTTTTTCAATGATATTCATACTTGTAGTTTTATTAGCCATGTTCTCTTGGAAAAACATATCAAACTTTAAGTAAGTGCGATTTTGAGTTGCCTCAATTTTCAATTCCCAAAGTTGCTTAATTGTAGCCTTTTTGTCAGACTTTTCCTTTTCTTCCAATTCTTTCACTTTGGCTTTAATTTCGCTCAAACCTTTGCTACACATGTCTTCAAGTTCTTTACATTGGTTGATATAAGGTTCAATGTATTTCAAGAATGCGTTTTGGTTATCAATTCTAAATCTTGAAATACGGTCTTTTACTTTGTTGATTTCTGCAATTCCGTTTTTGACTTCTTTTTTATTTTCTTCGGTCAATTCTTTGATTGCATTTAATTTTTCAATGCGTGTAGTAAGTTCTTGTTTAACTTGTAAATACTCTGTCAAAACAGGTATTTGTGGTAAAAGTTTTTCTGTTTGTTGTTCTTTGTCTGCCATAATTTTGTTTCCTTTGCTCTTGTCTATAATTACATTATATCATAAATTCTTGATAGGTTTGCACAATTTTACAAAAACCCTCTTACTGCGTGAGGGCAACCCTTCTCACGCAGATTTTGAAATAATAATGGATTAAGTTTTGGTAGTATTTTAATGTTATCCTTCATGGTCGCCGTATCACTAAAAGAGAGTTAATTATCCAATAACTTGTAAAGATTAACAAAAGCCCTATTACTCGGACTCTTGATTTGTTCAAGAAATCTTTTTGCCTTACGCAATTTCTTTCCGTAATATCGTAATGCCCCCATTTTTGGGTCAAAGTTTGTGCAAATAGTTTTGAAAGTGTACCAGCAATTAGATTTCTTGGCATAAGTGATTACAGGATACGGATATAATTCTTGTTTATAATCCGTGCTATTCTTGAAAATAGGTGTACCGTCTGGGCGGTAGCCATAACACCATTTGCGTTCATCACTTCCGTCTTTAAGGGTCTTGCCTGTCTTCTCTAACTTAACAAGGCATGGCATACCTGCAAATTCATATATGGTGTCATGCAATTCCTTTTGTAAGGATTTTAATTTAATTAAGCGGTCAAAATCCTTTTTCTTCTTTGGCTTTCCACCGCCGCCTTCCAAGTCTTCGTCAAAGTCAAGCATAAAGCCGCATTGAGGGCATTCCTTTTCGGTGATAGGAAAAACAAATCCGCAAACAGGACATTCAATTTCGTCATAATCGTCATTGTCATTTGATTTTGGCGGTTTTGGTAAATAAGACCTTATTGCGTCAACTTCCAAGTGTCTAAAAGAATTACCAACAAAATCCAGAAAAATGCACTTTTCCTTGTTGATTTCGGGGCATAAGCGTAAGCCACGACCAGCACATTGAATGTATCTGCGTAAAATCTTTGTCGGATTTAAAAAGACAACGCATTCAATACTTGGTTCATCAAACCCTGCAACCAAAAGACCGACATTAAAAAGGCACTCAATATCGCCTGTTTTAAATCTGCCAAGAATGTTTGCTCGTTCTTGGTCGGTGTTTTGTGCCGAAACTGCCATAGCCTTAACACCGTTAAGACGGAAAAAATCAGCGTATCTCTTTGCAGACTCAACGGTTGAGCAAAATACAATCGTCTTTTTGCCTTTTGCGTATTGCAACCAACCGTCTAATACTTTATCAATTTTGTCTGTATCTATGACAATATCGTCAATCGCCCCTGTGTCATAATCGCCTGTACTTGTAACTTTAACCTTGCTAAAATCAAACAGTTCAACGGTATAATGTTCGGGTTTAACGAGATAACCCTTTTCAATTAGTTCTGATATTTCGCATACTTTCACAAAATCGTTAAAACCTTCTAATAAATACCCTTTATTATCCCACGGGGTTGCCGTTATGCCGATTATAGTTGCGTCTTCCCCTGCAAAATCGCATATTGTAGCGAAAGTTGTACCGTTATAATATTGGTGGATTTCATCAAAAAATATAAAATCAAATTCCGATAACCACTCTTGATAAAATTCCTTTTTAAGTCTTGAACCCAATGTCTGCAACATAGCGACCGTTATATTCTGTGGTCTAAAACCGTCTGCGATTAAATAGCCAAAAGGAATTTCATTTGTACCATGTTTTGTGGTTTGCTTTAACAGTTCTATTCCATCAACAATAATAAGCGTTTTGTAACCTCTCTCTGCCGTTCTTTTTGCAAAATCTGTAAACATTACCGTCTTGCCACTTCCAACAGGCGAACATAATAAAATTTTCTTATTTCCGCTTATTATTGAATTGGTTAATTGCTTATTCGCATTTATCTGATAATCTCGTAGTTGTATTGCCATTGTCTTTATTGTATTCCTTTATAAAATTATCTCTCTTTGTTACTAAAACTGTTAAATCTTTGCTTGTTGCTCTAAAAACAACCTTTTTAAGTCGTTTAATCTCGCAAACATAGGTCTGGTGTGTTTTGCTCCAATAAATGTATTTATATCCGCTTTTGTTATTTGAATAAAAACCTTTATTTTGTGCGTTAATTATTTGGTCAACACATCTTAAATTTTCCTTGCGGTTATCAAGAGTATATTTGTTTATATGGTCAACTTCTTTATTTTCGGGGCAATCCATTATTAACCTGTGTAAAAGAACCCTTTTACGGTCTTTATAGTTGCCTCTTTCCCAAGCGGTTGCGTAATAACTGTCAAGCGTTTTGTCGTATTTTAAAACCCATTTGTAACCGTTTATCTTGTCAATGTCTTCCGAGTCTATAATAAACTCAAATTGTTTGATTTTTAAAATTGCAATTTTAGGATTTTTAGAGTCCACGATTATTTCATTAAGTTTGTGTTGAAATAATGCTTTATGTTCAATGCAACAAAAATGTTGCTTTGCTCTTTCGTAATCTCGTCTGCAACGCTCTATTTCTTTGCCGCAATAAGCACATTTTGTCTTAATCATTACTTTTCATTCCTATAAATCAAAATGCGGTGGTTTGTGGTCATTTCAATATTGTATTCACGCATATAGCGACCTTTTGCCGCAAACTTCGGGCATTTTTCACCCCAATTATTGCCCTTACATTTTATGCACTCAAAACATTTTGTGCAAAGGCAATATATATCAAAATCCTGTGGTAATTCACTTCGTTTTACTATTTGTCTGTTCATTCTAATAATCCCCCTTGAATATAATCGGGTGTCGTCTTTTCTAAACGAGTGTGTGCAACATCACAAAATCGTTTAACAATTTCAATACCAACACCTATTCTATGACATTCTTCACAAGCGATTAAAGCCGCCCCAGCCCCAAGAAAAGGGTCTAATACTTTATTGTAAGCGATTGTACTTTGTTCTATCATCTTACGCATAAGTTCAACAGGCTTTTCGGTTGGGTGAAACTTTTTACCGACAGGATTTCTCACAAAAAAGATGTTTTCCATGCCCATATCGTTAATATAACGCTCCTTGCCTTTTCTTAACATCAAAATAAATTCGCCCTTTTGCATATAAAATTTGTTCGGGGTTGCGTTTTGTTTCGCCCAAACCAAAAGGTTTTGAAACTTAAAACCAACCGCCTCTGCCTTTGTTTGAAACTCTTTGAGGTGGCATGCTTTTAACATAAAATAAGCATGACTATTCTTTTTGAGAACTCTATAAACTTCGGGCAACCAAGCCTCAAATGGTGGTATTTGACCGATAAATTGCCCTGTTTCCGCAAGGACTCTATTATCCTCGTCAATGTTTTTCTTTACCCAACGATTTCTCAAACGGTCGGTAGAAGTGCCACGCTCCGTTAGTTTGGCTTTGCTACACCTTGTTTTGTATGGTGGGTCGCTTATAACCAAGTCAAAAATCTCGTCTGGCATTTCTTTTAAAACCGTCAGACAATCGCCGTTTATTATAGTTTGGTTCATTATAATACCTCTTTTTTGATAGCGTCTATTAAATCCTGTTTTGTTTCAAGAGTTCGCCAGCCTTTAAGTCCGTAATCCCAGCCTTCCGCTTTGTCTATAATTTCTCTTAAAGTGTCAAATGGATTACCTGCACTCTCTTTTAAAGCGTCTAATTCGTCTTCTAACTCACGCTTTTCGTCTTCTAATTGGTCGTTATCAGAGTCAAGGTCGTTCTTTTCGCTTTCAAGTTCTTTGTAATTATCCTCAATTATTGTAAGGTCTGCCAAGACTTGATTAAGCGTATCAATCGCCTCTTTTGCCTTGTCTTTTAAATCATCAATAATGTCTTCGGTCGTTTTAATCATTTTTACGCTCCTATCTCATTTCACTTGGCAATCTTAAACCCATAGCATAGATTATCAGATTGTCCTTTTCTGCCCTTAATTTGTATTCAGCAGGGTCGTCATCAAATAAAATTCGGACTCTGCCGTTATGCTCACAACGACAAAATTCTGTGATGTATCGTTGCATAAATCTTATTTCCTGTTTGTGTGAGTCATGGTCAACCTCACACTCAATGCAAGTTGCAAAATCTGCAAATTCCTTATTTTCTGCCTTAATTGTCAAATAACCTTTTGGCTCAAATCGTAAAATAACTTTGTCGTCAATTTTCGCACATTTTTCAAGGCATTGTAAAAACTCTTTCACATCAACTTCAAACCAATTTGAAAGTGCCTGTTTTGACAAGTTTAATAAGGCTTGTGTCGGATAACCGCTTACCGCTCTTTTTATGGTTGTCGCCAATCGCTTATCCTCGCTTACAATAATACGATAATTCGGGTTGAAATACCAAGCCCCTTGCGGAAATACATTTGTAAAAACATAATCCTCGTTGCCCAAACTTTCATTTAAAATATTGATTATTGCTATATTTGAGTCGCTTGACATTAAGTATTGACCGCTCAAACAGAACTTATTAAAATTCCCCAAATCAGACAGGATAACCAAATTATCCCTCATATTGATTTTAATTGCGTTATCAAAATCAAATTTAAAATTTACCATTTTGTTTATATCCGAGCGGAAAGTTGCACACTTAAACTTGGTCTTGCCCTCTTTAAAAAGAATTGTGCTATCCTTAACGGTTAAATCAACTATATCGGAAAACAAATCGCAGACTCTTTGAAAATCATGCCAACTTATTTGAATTTCGGGTAAAGCCGTCAAAGTCGTTGTGTCTGCGACTATTCTCGCAAAATCCTCGCCGTTACACATCACACACTCATACATTTCCGCTCCTATTGGCGAAAACCTTACAGAGAGGTCTTTTCGTGCCGAACTTGCCTGTGCGATTTTGTCAAAACATAATTTCTTTATTCGTCTTAAATCAGATACCTTAATCATTTTTCATTTTCACCTTTTCCAGCGGGTTTGACGGTACGGTTCATGGGCAAACAAACCGTACCAACCGCCTTAATCTTTAAACACAAAGTCGTCTGTCCTATTCAACAAATCCATTAAATGTTCTTGTTTTTTGAACTTAAAACAACCTGCCACAACTTCGTTTGCCACCGAGTCGGGCAAAAAATTTCTTGTTAAGAGAAAATAATTAAATTGAAGTGAGATATAGCCTAACTTGAAAAACCGTACTTGATTAGCATTTGCGGTTCTTTCGCAAAAGTTTTTAAATCCTAAATCAATATTTTTTTCACTCAATCGTTCTTCAAGTTCTTTGCACATTTTATCTCACCTCAAATTTAATTGTTTACTACTTGGGGGCTTTATAACTTGCTAAATGTTTTTTAAACCATTCTTTATATTCTTCATCAGAAGGCTTATGGTCAATTTCATTGGCGATATATTCCACTTGTGCATTTTCACACATAGGGGCATAAGAGAATAAGCCAAAACCGCATTGTGCGATTGTTTTTGTTTCGCCTTCATTGTTTTGATACTCTCTATTGATTATGCCAATAAGACCTGTCTTGCCTTCAAGTTGGTCTGTGTCGCATAAATTGTCAACCCCAAACGCTCTCGCCGTTCCGTTTAGTGCGTTTTGGTGCATTTGAACATCAAAATAATAATTTTGTTCTACGACAATTCTGCCTGTGGTTTTGTCGGGAAACGGCACATCTGAAAGAGTTTTGAATGTCAATGCGATTACTTCTCTTTGGAATGTAGAGTCGTCTTCCCTTTTAGCCTCTTTTGTAAAGGCTTTTGCGGCGGTAATTACAACAGGGTAAATACCTTCGTAAATTTCTTTTTTTGTGATTTCTGGTTGAAACCATTTTTTAATGTCTGCCATAATTTTGCTCCTTTGTTTTTGGTAACATTGTGTCTTCTACTGTATTCTTTTATTATATCATATTTTTGCGATAGGTTTGCACAAATTTAACATCTTGAAAAAACCCATAATAATTCATTTTTCATGCCTAAAAGCATTGATAAATATTGCTCAATCCTTTTTCTTTTTTGCTTGTATTTAAACGCTCTGTCCGTAAATACATCAGACCAAACACGATTAGCCTTTTGTTCTAATTTTTTGTACTTTTCATAATGCCTTAAATACATGTTGATTTGATTTTCTATGCAACATATTTTTTGTAAAACTTCTAATTCGCTACGCATTTCTTCTTTTCCTTTAACTGTTTGGAAACCTTTTGACGCTCTTTAAGATATTTTTCGTTTTCGGATTGGTCTTCGTGGTTAAAAAATTCTGCGATTTGCCAGATTGCATTCGTACTTGAAGTGCTGGTCATGACTTCAAAACCAAGACTTCTTAACCAATCGCCACAAGCATTTTGGTAAGGTGATGTCTTATTCCCCTTGACCTTATTTTCCATAAACAAAATCGTTCCTTTTCCTTTTTTTTCGCCGAAAATCATCAAATCGGGAAATCCGACATGCAACCCTTCTTTTTTAAGTAGGGCGATTTGTTTTGCATTTTGAGCCTTCAACTCGTTTGTACCTACACCATATTTACGCATTATTCCGACCGCACTACTTAAATTCATACCGTTTGGTACGGCAACGGCAATAAGGCTATGTTGCAAACACCAAGACACTATGTATTGTTGCGACTCGTCTTCTTTCATATCGCTAATCTTTTTTACTGTCATTATCCAATTCCCCTACGCCTGTTTGATACTTCCATTCTTTGCAACCCCAAATCGCCGCTTTTATGCTATTTTGAGTGTCTTCACAATGCGAGCGAGTTAATAAAGAGTGCAATCGCTCAATAGAGTTTTCACGACAAGAGCGTGAAATAAAGTAGCCAAGCGGTATGCAACCGTCAATGTGTAACTCTATCAGCGTTACAAAGTTATGCGGTTCGTAAAAGTTTAAATATTCATAAGTCCAGCATTCTTGATTTTCGTATTCTTTGTCAGAATAAAAATGTTTTCTTTTAAAATCAATATTGCAGATTTTACAGATGTCTTCCGATAGTCTTGCCATTTCTAATTCTTTTTTAATCGTCATAATCATTGTCCTCGCTCTCGTAATCGTCTTCGGGTTCGTTCGGGCGGTCGCCGTCAAGCCCTGCTTGAAATTCCTCAACATGATACATGTATTTGACAAATTCTTTTTCTTCTTCCGTAAGAGTATTATAATCTCTCTTTTCCAACTCATAGTATCTTTGCCAATCTATCATCATCATTTTTTACTTTCCTTTACTAATTTTTTGCGGTTCTTTTTGTACCATTGAGCCTGTGAGTATAAGAGTTTTGCTTGTAATTCCAAACCTTCCCAAGAGTCAAAGTGTCCGCCATAAACAAAAGTGCCTTCGCCCTTTTCTACATTTGTGATTGACGCTTTTAGAGTCGGTTGTGTCTTTCCTTTTGGACTTTTCATATCAAACCAATTCAACAGGGCAGATACCCACTCATTTTCATCAATATTTTTATATTTTTCGCAAAAGTTAGTTTTTGCGTTAGAGTCCGAGATTATTCTTGGCTCGCCTGTGATACTTGATATTGCTATGTGCAAATTTTCAAAATACTTTGGTAAGTTAATAGTCATGTTTCGCTCCTTTTTATTGTAAAGTCTAAATCATAGCCTAACAATGCAAATTGCCTTTTGATGTCTAACAAGTCTGTTTTAAGCCTTCTGCATTCGTTATCAAATTTTTTCATATTACGGATTATTCTTTTCATATCTAATTGTGCAAAATCAAGTTTTTCACGATTAGTAAGGTCTTTTTGCGTTACACACAACATTCTACACCTGCTTTCAGTATTCTTGTTTTCTTAAACAATTCGCCTTCACCCCTTGTGTGTGGCACAACCCAAGTGTAGCCATGCACTTCTCTTTTGCCTTCTCGGTCTTTTCCGATAGTTTGGTTATCAACTTTTCGCCAATGCCCCATGACTTCATAAGCATAGGCAGGTTTTGAGATTATTCTATGCGAGAGTTCGGGATTTCTCTTTTTTAATTCCCTAATACCGCTTAAATAAATCACATCAGACGGTTTATATTTTATTTTCGTAAATTCGCCGTTGACTCTGCCACGCTCTTGAAAACCCTCTGTATTTGACAAATAAGTAATTTTTGTTTTTTCAAAACGATTTAAAACAGAAAATACGGCTTTTATTAGGTTTTCTTGACCATGCCTACAATATGGATTTTCTATGTCAAAAGGTTGCATTTCAACGCTTTGAACACCGCCTAATTCAATATTTTTTTCTACATCTTTTTCAAACATTGTAGTATTGAAAATCAATATGTATCGGTTCGGTTGAACTTCAAGAAGTCCAAAACCATTTAAAAAATGTTTTCCCGATAATTTCATTCCAAGAGGTTTTTCAAAATAATTTGTAACCTTGTCATGTTCTTCGGGCAAGATAATGTCAATCGCTGGATTTAATTCAAACCAACAATTTTTAAAAGGCGGAGCAATTTTTTTGTCGCTTTTTTCTTCCAATTTCAAATCGGGAACATAGAAAAGATTTACGGTTTTTATTTCTTCAAGAACCCATTTTTTTAAAATCTGATAGTCTTTTGATTTTAACTTTTCTTTTTGCTCGCCAAAATATTTGTAGAAAAGCCTTGTGCCTGTTTCACGCACTCTGCCGTCTTGTTCTACATAACGCATGCTTTCGTCTGCGAGAATGAAATTTACCGACTCTTGTAATGTTTTCATTTTTTGCTCCTTTTGTATTCGTAACATCTTTTTATGTAGTTGATGTCTTGTTCAGTAAGTTTATAGTTTAAACATTCGGCACAAGGCAAATGATGAAATCCGCCGTTAGCCTGTTGCACTCTTTTTATTTGTTTCATAAATTTTCTGCAAGTGTTTGTTCGCCAACCTCTGTAATTGCAACGACCACAAATCGCCCTGCCGTCTGTCATTGTTTTATAATAAAGCGTTCCGCTTTCAATTTTTTTATTTAACATATACTCAAAATCTGCTTTGCTCATTTTTTAACCCTCATAAGCATAATTTTCAGATAACCAAACATGCGTTTGATTTCTCTCAATTATGTATTTACTTAAATTTGTATTGGCAAAATCAGCCAAGAGTCCGTTAAACCATTTTTTAAATTGATTATCATAGCAAAGATGAGTTCTTGCACAATAATCTTTAACAAGGGCAATAGGCACTTTTTTTCTATTGCTCCTTTGTGCCAAATGTTCTCTAATGAATGTGCAAATTTTATCGTAACTTGTCGTGTCTTTTTGCACAACATCAATAGCCAATGCTTTCATTTCTTTATAAACATTAACCATATATTGCCAATGGTATAATTTTATTTGTTCTTCAAGAGTCCATGCGGCGAGTACGGTGCTAAAAAGCAATAATAAAAATTCTTCGCCCATAGTCAAATCTGCCCCTGCTCCGTTTTTTTCTAACGCATTCTGCCAAAGTTCTTCGCTTGCAGGTATTCCCCGACCACGATACCATTTTGAATTAGCGTCAAACATATTAGTAATCGGCATGACAAATCGGTTAAAATCGGTCGGCACTCTTTTTCTATTTACATTTACTTGGTCTATCGGCGGACAGTTAATATACAATAGTCTTCGCCCCAAGCCAGCCTCTAAAACTTCTTTATATCTTTGTTGCACATTAAAATCTTTTAAAAATTCTGCGGTTGATACAAATATAAAGTTCGCTCCTATTCCGTATTGGCTTGTTATTTCTTCTTTTCTTGAAGTGCTTGATTGCCCCATAGCACAATAACCGTCAAATAATTGGTTGAGCGATTGCATAAAATCTTTTGCCGACAAAGAGGGGTTTTTTCCGCAGTATTCTTTAATCATACGGTCGCCCACTTCGTCAATGGTAAACAAAATATTATTTACCGAGTATTCTTTCATCATTCCGTAAACTTCGCATAAGGCTTTTTGCGTAATCGGGTCGTCAAAGTCGTTTACCGCTTGCCTTCCGAACTTGTGGTAAAAGTCCTCTCTCTCTGCGATTTCTTCTTTTGTAAGTGGTAGCGATTTTCTTAAAAGCAAGCCAATTCTGGTGTTTTCAAACATTTTGTATCTGCGTTGTCGTTCATCATTTATGCAAGAAAAAATTTGTTTTAAAAATTTTAGAGTTCTTGATTTTCCGCTACCTTTTTGACAAAGGATTAAACAACCGCCATTGAGTCTGATTAGTTGCCCCATTTCGTTTTGATACTTAACATCATAAGTATTCATGCAATACATTATATACGATAGGACAATTATTTTTATGCAGACTCTCGGTAGGTCAATTCCCCTAACCTTGCATATTTCGTCTGTTATTTCGTCTATAAGTTCTAAACTTGCCATTCTCTTATTATACCATTATTTTTGATAGCATTTGCACAAAGTCTATGCAAATTGCAACTCACACTCTAACCCTGCCATATTAGACAGTTTAACAATTTTCTCTATTTTTTTTCTTTCAACGATAGAGTCCATTTTGCGTGGTATAGTGATTTTTTTACAACCTTTTGAGCAAACACCGACCACAAACATTTTTACAAGCAATTCATAATCGTTACAAAAATAGAGAAGTCTTAAAGACAACACATTGATTATGTTTGCCGTTTCGCTTGTTTTTTGCTCTTTGTAATACATTGGCACACGATTTTGGCTTAAAACATTACAAACGGTTCTTCTGCTTACACCGCACTTTTCAGCGATTTTGTTTTGAGTCAAACCCTCTTGATGTAATTGTAGTATTTCATTTTCCGTTTTTGTACTAATTTTTTTGCCCATGATTTTTGCCCTTTTTTCTTATTACACTATATCACAAAATTTGATTATTGCAAATTTTTATTTTATCGGTGGCAACGGCGGTAATTCAACGATTTCAAATTCCACCTCGCCTGTTTTTTCTTCATTATTAACCGTGCATATATCGGGCGGACATAACATTTTTTCTTCGTTGATTTTATTTTCTTTATATTTTGCGACCGCCAATTTTATGCCGTCATTTATTGCAATATTTACCTGTGCAATAACACTAATAAAAATTATTACCATTATTAAATTTTTAATCCAATTTGTATTTTTTTTCATTTTTCCTTTTCCTTTTATTCAATTTGCAGTGGATAGCAAACCGATAGAGAAGACTTTTTATTTTTAGATATAAGTTATCGGGTTTTTTATTTTATCCGCCTTCTTGGTCATTCTCGCAGGGCTATTATAATTCCCTGTAATAGTAATCGCTTTCGCCCAATTTTTTATAAACGGATAGACAACCGCCGACCTCGTATGAGTCAATATCATCTTTTGAGTAGCCATTTTCTTCGTTGACAAAATCCAAATCGTTTTCTTCGGCTTGTTCTTTTGTTACGACTTCAATTTGATTTGCATAATCGCCGTCATAGGTTAGTAAACCAAATTCGTCTATTTGTTCGTTTAAATCAAGCGTAATTCTTTCAATGTCGCTTGGCTTTAAGTCCTCATCAATGAGTAAAGATAGATTTTTTTCTATGGCTTGTGTCTTTAAAAAAACCTCGCCCAAATCCATTTGTTCATTGACTCTTAAATTGTAACTTGGCATTTCAACATCTAATATCATTTTTTTGCTCCTTATATTTTTTCTTGTAGTATTCAGCAGTTTTCTTGTAATAATAAACTTTTCCGTTAAGTTTATTTATTGTTTCATTCTTTTGTTTTATTACTTCTATGAGTTCTATTTTGAGATAGTTTGAGTATTTTTTCATCAAACCCCCTCTTGTTCTTTCCTATCGCAATAATTATCTGCAAAGGTTTTTTCTTCGGTTCGGGTGAAAGATACTTTATTTTCTTTTTTGTATTCAACCTCTAAACAAAATACAAGTTCAATAAAATATTTTCCTTTTGCGGTTTTTCGCTCTTTATTAAAAAACTTTAAAGCGGTTTTATAGGTCTTGAAAGTGTTTGAGTATTCAATTTCGTATGCAAATTCCATGTCTTTATAAGTGTTTACCGTAAAGATAGGTGTAATATTTATTGGTATTGTAGGATTATTTTTGCTCATTTTTTGCTCCTTTTTTTTAAAATGGTAATTCTAAATCGTTGTAGATTTCATCAACGGCGGTAAAAACCGTATCACATAGCGGTATTTCGCCTTGTTCTTCGCCATTTAAAAGGTTTATCATATCTCTTATACCCTTTAAATAGTCGGTTAATTCATCATAAGGTACGGCATAAACATAATCTGCAATTTTGTCTAATTGTCTAATAATCGTCAATTTATCTTTCATTTTTTCACCGCCTTTAATTTCTTGGTATTACTTGCACTATATCAACCGTTTTTAATTTTTCTTTTATGAGTTCTTTTAACTCGTATAATTCGCTTTTTTCTTCGGGTGAAAGATAAGCCGTTGTGTATGGTCTGCCGTCTAAATCCGCTATATCGGTTATTTCTTCATCAAACAAATCAAATAAACTTTCATTCTTCGGACTAATCATTAAATAGACTTTTGTTTTTGGTTCGCTAAAAGAATAAAGCAGGTCTATTTCTTTTTTGTTGCCCTTTATTTGCGACTCGGTATAATCATGCACGATTTTATTTATTCGGTTCAGCAATTTTGTTTTCATGCCTTCGGTTGTGCGATATACCATAAAATCAGCCGTATGGATTATTTTATTTGTACCTTTTTCAATAGCCCGTATGTCAAAACTTCTTGCGTGGGGGATAATCACAAAGTCAATATCTCTTGTAAAGATTTCAACCGTTTTTGCCATTCTCATAGATACTTCTTGAAAGTTTAAAATCCGATTTTTTATTGATTTTATTTCTTGATAAAATTTTTCTTGTAAAGTTGTCATTTTTACCCCCTTTTAGTTTAAATCTGCCGTTTGATATTCACCGTTTTTTATTTTTTTGTCGGTGTCCTTTAATGTTTCACCTAAAAAATAGTTGCGGTGTTTTCCTGTGCTTGCAGAGTAATTGTAGTATCTTAAATCAATAATGACTTTTTGTTTGCCATAATGCTTTTTGGCAATAGTTTTATTGTAGGATTTCAAGATATGCCAACCGTTTGAAAGATGTATTATTACACAATTTGCGAACGGTGTATCAATATCACATCTTATATTTTCGTCAAAATCTCGGTGTTCGTATGTTTCAGCCATTTTGAACGGTGTATCGTCATTAGAAAATCGGTCATTTAAGAATTTTAAAGCCGTTTCATAATAATACAATTCCGATTTTTTATAATCGTTTACGCATTCATAATCGCCTGTTTCCTTGCATTCGTCATAGACTTTTAATGCGTATTCGGTTAATGCGTTTTCATCATACAATACAGGTTCATTACCTGTGTAGTCTGCATTTTCAACAAAGTATCTCATAATTTTTTGCTCCTTATAATTTTTGTAGTAAGTTCTTTTTTTATTTTTAGTATTTGTCAGAGTCCATTTTCAACCTTGCAATTAGCATATTAAGGTTTTCTATTTGCTCTTGGTGTAGTTTTATTTGTTCATTCGCCATGTCTATTGCCTGTTGAATGTGAGGGGGTAACGGCTTTTCTTGTGCCTGTTTTTTTAGTTTGAGTCTTGATAAATAGCATTCCTTATTCATTTTCAACCCCCTTTAATAAATCAGCCATGCCCTCTTGTGCTTTATCAAGAGTCTTTGAAACATCTTTTATTTTTGAAAACGCATTGTCAAAGTCATTTAAAACTTTTTGTGCGTGTTGTTCGGCTTGGATTTCTTCGGCGGTTTTTTCTTTTGGTTCGGGATTTTCAATAGGTGTTTCGGCAATTTTTATTTTTTCTAATAACTCATTGTCAAACACTATCGGCAATTCTTCATCTTTTGAAAAACATCTACCGCCCCCAACACAAGAGAAAACGGCATTTTGTTTAAAATCGTCTATTGACTCAAAATAAACATCATCATTCCTGTAATTATTTTCATTGATAAAATCTATCATTTCTTGCAATTTTTCTTCGGGCATAGACTCATAAAGTCTTTTTAATTCTTGTTTAAGATAATTAAAGTATGATGTGTCTTGTCCTACAAAGTCTTTGCCGTCTGCCAATTCTTCATCAACAACATTTTCAAGCCATTCGGAGAGTCCGTCAGTTGTATGTCCGCCGTGTACGCATTCTCGCCATAAATCCTCATAACCGTATTCGCCGTCTTCTCTAACAAGTCGGTTTATTTCTTCGGCTTTTTCTTTGGTAAGAACTTCAAAAATCGTACCACATGCCCCCTTAAAGCCGTCAGAGTATTTGAAAATGTCATCACACATGACGATTTCACCGTCATTGTTAATTCCTACTAATTTGTAGATTTTTTCTTCTTGTCTTGTCATAATTTGCTCCTTTTTTATTTATTGTAGTAATGTATTTATCTAATAACATTATATCAAAAAACTTGATATCTGTCTCTTATACACATCTCCGAGCCCACGAGACTCCTGAGCATCTCG